TCACTTCAACACCTAAAAATTTCATTAGATTTGATGCAGAAGATTTAAAGTATAACTTAATTTTTTTATAAGTTTTACTAAGAAATCCTTTTATTTTTTTTAATACATTGCGAAATATATTTTCTGTTAATACCTTTCCATGAATATGAAAAGATTCATCCATTGCATCAACTATAAGAGAAATCACAGACCAAAAATTATATTCACCAGTTTTCTTTCCTTTTAACTTTCTAGATGATGTTTTAAAACGTGCTTGAAGTTTCATTTTATTTGCCATTTTCTCACAATATGAATCATCATAAACACTATGAATTACAACATTAGTTCCATCATGGGATGCAACTAACATAAATTCTGCGGCTGCAAGTGCAGTCTTACCAAATTTTTCAAAACCAGACATTGCCTCTCTAGCAAATGCAATTTTAAACTCTGCACTTTGATCAAACAATGTTCCCATTTCAGTCATACATTGTTTGTGTGCAGTTTCACCAGCATTTACAACTTGATTATTTCCCTTTTTAATAATTGCTCTAAGTTGAGTTGGGGCAAGTGATGCAGTTACAAAGTTTTCAATAATACCACTTACCTTTTTAAATTGCGGTGTTTCTGCAAGAGATTTATCTGTATTTTTTAAAGCAGCATTAAATGTTGCTAGACTTTCTGATTTACCACCAGACATTAATTGTGCCATACCAATTTTTAATGAAAATCTTGCGTTACCTATTAGGATGTCTGTTTTTGGAGTTTTGTTACCAGCACCAAATGAAGTCCAAAAAGGAGTTAGTTTGGTTGTAGCTCTACCATATTGTTCTGCTTGAGCACCAACAAGGTCTGGTCTATTTTTTAAAATGTATTCTGCAATTCTTTTACCAGACTCTTTTGCTAGTATATTTGCATTGATTGTGTCAACAGTTTTAGAATTAATACCAGATTTATTGTCAAGTTCTTTTTCGTGAAGTTCATACCATCCCATAACAATAGCAGCTTCATAATCTTCTGCTTTAAGTGATTCACTTAATAAAGATTGAATCTTTACTTCTGGTGCGATATAATTTTCTTGGACAGGTTTTAATTGACGAACATACTTCCGTAACGACATATCAATGGCTCCATCTACATATAGTTTATACTATTTATAAGAGGTTAAACCTTGAAATCGTCATACCTTGCTTCTGATGACTTAGACCCAAAGGTTGTCTTGTCAAATGTCGGTTCATCTTGACCGCTATCTACCAAGTCCTCTTGTTCTTTATTCTCTACATCATACAGTCTCATTTTACTTCTGTCAATACCTACAACAAATCTTTTATTCACTGTTGGGTCATTATATCGGTTCTTGAGTTGTTTTACTACGATTTGATTAAGTGCATCAAGTTCCTCATTACTGATAAGGGCAAACATAAAATCTGCTGTCGCTGGCAACCCAAATGATTCAGATGTGTCCTCAAGGCCAATGTCGGTTGAGGTGAATCCACCCCTCGTTGTTTGTGTTGCCGACATGATGGGAACATTTGTCTCGACTGCAAGTCCTCTAAGTTCTTCTGCAATCGACTTAATATATGTGTACGAATTGACATTTGATGCTCCCTTCAAACGAGATGATGCACAGATATTTAGGTAATCAATAAATATCATATCAGGTTTGAAGGATTTCTTGATAGACAATTCTTTAATCAGACCACGAAAGTGTGCAGAGTGAGCAGATGCAGTAGGATATTCTTTTACAATCAGTGTACCGTTTGTTTTTTTCTGTATCTTCTTAATCTTACTTTCAAACATGGTTTTAGGTAAATCATGCAAGTCTTCCATAGATACGTTCATCAGATTTGCATCTATACGTTCTGCGATACGTTCCTCTGCCATCTCTAAGGTGATATACAATACATTCTTACCTTGAGACAAACAGTTTGCAGCCATGTGACACATGAACAACGACTTACCAACACCTGTACCAGCAAGTGCAATGTTAAGAGTCTTCTGTGGTAAACCACCCTTAGTAATCTTGTTGAAAAACTCTAAGTCAAATGGTATGCGTTCTTCTACTTTATGGTAGAAATCAAAACGCTTTTCACTATCGTTAAAGTAATCGTGGCCAACTGCATTATCAAAAGACACAGCAAGTGCATCAGTCAACAAACTAGGGATTGCATCTGCACCACGGTTCTTGTCTTTACCATCAATGATACCGATACCATCTACGATTGCATTGTAGATAGCTTTGTCTTTACAAAACTTTTCTGTGGTATCGACTAACCACTCCATGTCAACATCAGTTGCATCAAGTGTCTTGATAATCTCTACAATTTTTTGATGTTCTGTTTCAGTTAAATCTTTGCGAGTTTCAACTTCAATTTCCAAGGAAGTCTTTGTCGGCATCTTGCGATACTTGTCAACAAAGTTTGTAATCTCCTCAAAGACAATGCGTTCTTCTTTTACACTAAAATAATCGGGTTTGATGAAAGGCAATACCTTTCTACAGTAATCTTCATTTGATACAAGGTTACTGAGTGCTGTCCGTTCTATTGTCTGATTCAATTTGTGTTCCATCCTCTGATTGTGCAATAATGATATGCAAAAGTATATCACCAATTAACTTAAAAAAATCATCACCAAAATTTTCTTTTGGTATTCCATTGTTTTCTATTATATCATACTCAAACTTAAATGGCAACCCACTTTTTTCGATTTCTTCTTCTGTTGCAAGTTCTTCTGGAAGAGTAACTTTTCCATACTTATATACAACACCATGAAAATCAGTTTCGCCTGTAAGACCAATACAAGTCTGATCTGGATGAGCATCACTATTTAAGAATACAAATTTCTTTGTAATAGGGTCTTGTAAAATTTGTTCTGTTGATGGTAGTGGTTTTGGTGTACTTTCAATTGGTTCACCGAATTGATTTAATAATTTAGACATAATGTAAATAACTCCCAATTATGTATTTTGATTTTTCGATTGGTTTTTCTCCAGCATGAAGCCATGGCCACATTGGTGGAAACATTAATAATGAACCTTTTACACAACTACTACCAAGTCCTAATTGTGGAAATGATGTGTGACCAGCATCATTATCATCTAAGTATAAAAAGAATACCAAAAATCTTCTTGCATCTTTATAATGAGTAACATCAACATGAGGACTAAAAAACTCATCACCGTTAGGTTCATATCGTTTCATTCGTATCGATTCATAACCATGTTTAATTGGCCATTGATTTATTGTAATCTTACAATCTTCTTTGTACTTATCTACATATTCTGGAAATATTTTTAAAAGATGTTTTGTATCATCTTCCCAGCCAGGCTCTTCCATTATATGAATTTGATTGAAAGACATTTTAAATTTTCTATCAGGATTTTCTCTGTTTTGAGTACGCCACTGGTCAGAATTTTCTTCAAACCTTTTAATTAGTTTATCACAAAACGAATCTGATACAACATTTTCATATATTCTAATATAGTTTTCTAAGTTCATTATTAAAAGTTCCTAAAAGTCTATCATTGACCTAACAGTAAAATCAATTGCAATACGTTTTTCGTGAGTAATGATATCTGCTGCTCTGTGTGGGATTAGTGGATTAAACACATAGAAACTAGTTGGTGGTGCATAGTAGGTTTGTTTGTTCCATTCAAAACCACCACCCCATTCTTCTTTCCAATCTGAATTAAGAACACCAAGAATTTTTAGCACTTTCATATTTTTTGGAATATCATCTTCATGGTCTGTATGTGTGTTGTCTTCTCTGTGTTGGTCTTTAATACTACCACCACACCACAATGCTTCTGGATAAAATAGTTTACCACCACTCTTTTCATATATCTGTGTAAGTAATGCCAAACACATACCAGCAATCCTTTCAGTTTTAGGATTCTTAGTCTCACCATCAATGATGGTTAACTTAGGATGTCTCTTACTGAAGTGAGCTCCATGAGGGTACTTAAAACTCCAATCCTCACTTTCTTGGAATTGATATCTAAGAAATTCCAAGAACATTGGAGTTGTTACATTTTCAATTATTTGTAGTGGTATTGTTTTCACTCTATTCACCTTGTTAACTATGGGAAGGCCTTTATCTGGTCTTCCTGTACTATTTATAGGGGTTTTCAATTTTCCAAGAACTGACATGATTACTTCTTCTTTACGGTAAAATCAATCGCCAATCTTTTTTTGTCAGAGGTAATATCCTCTGCTGCATGAATAATTGACGAATCAAAAACTAAAAAGTCTGTTGGTGCGAGTTGATATGTAACACCACCATGAACAAAACCACCACCATCAGATGGTTGCCAGTCAGAGTTTAGTGTACCTATAATCTTTATTCGGTCACTACCCTCTGCATGGTCTGTATGAAAGTTATCAGGCCTGTGTTTGTCTTTAATACTAATACCACAGGCAGAACACTCTGGAAGAAAATAATCTTTACCACCAGCATCGTAAATTTGAATAAGTAATCCTAGTGCGATACCAGCAAGAACAGAATTTTCTTGAACAATATCGTTGTTGATAATTCTCAACTTAGGAAACTTATCTTCTAGTGGAACTGGATTAGTAGGATTATATGGATACAAAAAACTCCAGTTCTCTTGAGCAACAGCCATCTGTTTCATCATGTTAAGATAGTTTGCAGAACAGGCATTTTTAATAACTTTTGTTTCCATTAATCATCTACCTCTAAGTTTTCTGTAGAAAAATCTACTCCTGATCTTTTTGTTGAACGACCATGCAAATAAACTAAAGGCTCACTCTGCATATGATCAAGATAGTCAACACCATCTTCTGCATATGCACGAACATTTGTACGTTTTACAATTATACCATTTTCTTCTTCAATGGTTATAATTTCTTGTCGTATTAGACCTTTTCTTGGTGGTTCTAATCTTGGATTATCAGCCATTAAGTTTCTCCTTGTAATTTAACCATATATCATTTAATTTAGATTCATGTGGTTTATCATACCATGCACCACCTAAAGTATAATGTAAAGCATTTGCATCATCTATATCTTCATACTCACCAACAAGCCAGTTCCACTTTAAAGGTAACTCTCCAATATCATTTTCATCACACCATTTAAATTGATGTAGCTCCTGTAAACTCATTGAGAATACTTTTTCAAAAGTTAAATCTACTTTGGACTTATTGAATATTATAAAACTACCCCAATTCTTTTTAGGATATGTTGTTTGTTTTTGATTGTCCATTTTCATATCAACTTTTGATACATACTCTGAATGTTTACAAACATATACAGCTTTAGATGAATCTAACTCTGATAATAACTCCATTGGATTTTTTAAAAACAAAAAGTCATCATCAGAAAAAAATGTCCATTGTGAATCTGAATAAACTTTGTCTATTACTGGAGTTAAAAATCTTGTTCTTGAAAATGGGTTTGATGTATTTCCCTCATAAAAGATAGGAAGTTTCTTTACATCTATATTAAATTGTTCTAAAGAATATTTACAAACTTCACTAGCTATATTATAATTTGGTGTATGTCCTATCCAAAAATTTGACATTAAAAAAACTCCTCTAAAGTATTTAACTTTTCTTTTACAAAAAGAGAACTACTTCTATATGTAATAGTTCCTTTTCTTTTCATTTCATAATCAAACTCATGTCTCACCCATCTCTCTATGTCATTAAAAAAACGAGTTCCATTCCACAAGTCATCTTTTTGTATTTTATTCTGTAGATTATACCATATATTATTGTAAAAGTCAATATTATTTTCTAGTTCTTGAATTTTACTTTTTAACTCATCTCCATTCTTAACATATAAAAAATCTGATATTCCAAACTTTTTAATATCGTCTTGTTTGTAAAAAAATGGAACTATACCAAATATTAAAAACTTCCAAAACTTACTTGATGTGGGATAATTATTTGAGCCACCAGTAAGTAAACTATATTTTGTATCATATAAGGTGTCATGTAGATCGATCATGGGTATTTCCTTTATATTACCATGATACTTTTCATTTATTGTTTCTAAATCCCATTTACCATAAATCTTTGTTTCTGGAAAATTATTAAGTATATAATCTTCCATGATTTTACCTTTGTTCACAGTTTTATGATGTGATGCTGTGCCATGCATAAAAACACTCAAAAGAGTATTTCTCTTATTTGGTTTATCTAGTAATTTACTTTTTTCTTCACCCATCAGAAAAGCATAACTGTGACCAACATCTGATACTGGAGTTGTAGTAGTAACTATGGATTGGTTTTCTTTAGATTCTATGTGTTTTGTAGATAATACCGTATCAACAACACTTAATATTCTCTTTGACCTATTATGTAAATCTCTTGCAACTAACGGAAAAAAACGACTATCTTCTCCAATCTCCATGTAAGGTATATTTGTTTTATTTAAAAGCTTTGATATAATGCCTGTATAGTTTTTACTAAACGACATTGGTTTTGCATACTCTCCACTTTGTGTGTGCATATAATTTTCTATCGTAGTAGAACCAGACAAACCAGAATATAGTAAACCAAAATCTATTTTTATATTCTTAAAATAATTGATAAGCCAATCTTGATTATTGATTGACTTATCGTAGTTTTTCCAACAATCAACAAGATTGTTGTTTTTGTTTATTTTCATTTGAGTGTCTATTGGAAGTTTAGAAAAGTTATTTCTACTTACCAGATAAAATGTATCATCTGGATAAAGGTGTGCTATAGATTGGGCAAAGATAGCACTTTCGCTATCTCCACCAATCATACCCCATTGCAGAGGTTCAAAGTTTATAGACTTTCCAAATTTACCAATTATAATATTCATATATTACTCTTGTATTATATTTCCATCAACATCAACTAAACCACGCTCTTTAGATTTACCCCCTTGAGATGGGTCTGGTGTAGTAATTTGTGCAAGAAATCCCTTAAAATGAATTTGTTTTGCATAATATCCTAAACCTTTATCTTCCATCCAATCAAGACAAGTGTTAAAATCTTTGAGCCATTTAGTTCTTTGTTTCAAAATATTGTCATGTTCTGCGAATAAAACGAATCCAGTAATTTGAACTGGTTGATTGTAATTGTCTATTAAATTAATCCATGTAATCATCTTTGAATTAAAATCCCCACCTCCTTTTACAAAACCAGTTTCTAAATTTGGATTATTTTTAATATTTTTTTGATAACCTTTAACTGGAAGTTTTAGTAATCTTGCATCACTATTTGCCATATCACTATTAAGAGCTCTTATTCCGATCTCTTTACTATTTGTCTCTCTAAATTTACTTAAAATAGCTTCAATTTGAGCAGGTGATTTTTTACCATTAGCCATGAAATCAATAGCAAATTTTACTTCATCATCATTTTTAGCATCAAATTCATTTCTATTTTTTGCTTCAATAAGACCTTTTACATAATCACCTTGTGTGTTTGGAACACCTTGAGCTCTATGGTCTTGACCAGAGTTGTATCTTCTTTTCCACATAGTTTTCATAAATGGTGACTCGAATTGTACAACATCATAAAAGTAGTAAATATCATCTCCATAAGTTTCTAGAAGATACTCTACACGATTGTAACCAGAAATAAGTTCTAATTTACCATCTTCTCTTAGTTCTACTACTATAACTTCTTTTTCATAAATAACACCATCTTGCGAAAAAGAGATAGTTTCACCCTCTGCACGATTTTCTTCAGTTTTCTTTTCTCTAGGTTGAAAGGATATACCCTTTTCATTTGTTCTTACTAAAGATTTAAGCTTTCCAGCTTGTCTTTCTAAGAAAATTACACCATTTGGTTTGTCAGTAATATTGTGTTGTTTTTCTGGTGGACAAGCCGCAAGGCTTCTCTTAATATCGAATAATAATTGCATGGTTATACTCCTTTTTGCAATGTTAGTATTACATACCCTCATACTAGATATGTAATAGATTGATTTATGCAGAATATGTTGATTCTGGTTCAAGGGCAATCCAGTATTCTACATCAGTTCCCTTGTTCTTATAGTGGCTGATATTCTTAGATGAAATTTCTACATCATAAGTACCATCCAACAATTTCATGTTTTCTACTTTGAAGAAGAACTTAAACTCACCTTCACCATCAACAGGACAATCCAGTGAATAATCATTTGCAGTATCATTCTTCTTGTCACAAGCAGTAAGTGTAGATGGATCACTACCATTCTTTTGTAGAACCAAATCAGGAGCTCCGATTACGGATGCAGCACGTTTCAGTTTGTTCAAGTCTTCGTTAGACATAGTGAACTTGACTTCCTCTGATGGCATTGTAATCATCTTGGTAGGTGATGTAACAACAGACGGATCAGAGTACCAGTAACGTAATCCTTTAGACTTGCTGTTCTCTTCTTTGATAACAACATAACTCTCTTGGAAATCCAATACAGGTTCTTTAAACAGAGACATGGATGCAAGAAACTCGTTCAAGTCATAGATTGCAATCTCTTGTGGAAAAGTTTCTTCAACCTCTGCTTTTGCAATGATGTTCTTCATTGCAGACATAGTTGTAATTGTGTTACCTTCTTTAATTACAAGATTTTGATTAATCGTTGCAAAGTTCTTCAATACAGAAGTAGTGTGACTACTTAGTTTCATTTTCAATATTCTCCATTTCATTAATGTATAACGCTATTATACCATAGTGTATCACTTTTAGCAAGTCATTTCTGTTCTTACCATTCTTTTTTCCGTATCGTTGTGCATACTTGAGTATGTTCCCGATACAAAAACCCTCACCATGACCACCATCTATGATGAACTCTGTAGCCTGAAACTTGTCCTTGCTATAGTGTGCATCATAAGTGGAGTCAATATATTCCCTTAGTTCCTCTAAAGTAACATCTTCATTATATTTGTAATTCAAATTAACCTCTGAACTTTTCAATTTTCGCAATCTGTTGTTCCTCTGACATTCCATCAAATTCTGACATTTTGAATACGTTCATATTGGCAGAGAATGTCCTACGTTCACCCTCACCAGAGAATGGCATGACTGCGTGTTTCAACCATGATGGGAATATCAACATAGTACCAGCTTCTGGTTTTACATATTCTTCTGTGACAGGTCTTAACATATCAATGTCAATACTAGTTGCTTGACCCCAATTGAAATATGTGAAACCATCAGTAGATTCACCATGTTCAGCAGGGGGAATTGCATTTTGAATACACTCTGGAACTTTTAAGTATAGAATACATGACAGTCCTGCCATAGTATGGCAGCCATGATTGTGCAATGGATTATAGTCACCAGTATAACTGTGTACTGTCCATGCTTCAAAAGTGTCTACAACTACATCTGCACCAAAACCACGACTAACAAATGTCTTACCAAGTTTGTCCAGAACTGTTTTAAATGAACCACCAGCTTCAGAGTTTAGATCAAACACAAGTTGTTTTGATTTATCAGTACTTTTGATTTGACCAACTAATTTTTCAGATGCACTAACATCTGCTGGAATAACTTCATCATCAATGTATTGATTGAGTTCTTCAACCACATCTTCTGGAAGTTCTACTCGCAACATAGATGCACCAATCATAGTTTTTAGTGCTGCTCGCATTTCACCAACAACACCTGTTGCAGCTGTAAACTCTGGTGTACCTTCTGGATCAGAAGATACAATACGATCTAATTTATCATATGTAACATATTTTCTTTGTGGTGGGTCTTCTGGTGAAGTCTGTTCTACAACAATTTCACCACGAACAGGAATACGTTCAATATCATCTTCAGTCATATCATCAGTAATTTCTGTTGCAGCAACCTCAACTGATTTTTCAATAACTTTATTTGGTTCACTCATTTTTTCTAATGGTAGAGAGTCCACAACAGACTTATCAGATTCTTCTCCATTGAATGATGCAACAGCACCATCTTTTAAACCGCCTGGCGGTAGATCAAAAATTTTGATTCCCATAATATAATTCTCCTTTTATGGATTTGATTATCAATAGTAACATGGAAAGGGGATCATGTCAACCCCCTTTCCACTTTTTTTTTATTTTGTTTACTGACCCATCAAAGCTTTGTATTGATCTGATTGGTAGTAATCACCTTTGCCTGCATTTTTCCATGCAGCCGCAGTTTTTTCTACGTTCTGTTTTTCAACAGATGCTGGTTTACGATCACCTGATACTGCTGCTCTTGTTTTTGAAGCGGGTTTTCTTGTGGCTCTTGCCATAAATTTTCTCCTTATTTAATTTCAATTACTCTTGGTTTTTTTTCTTCTGGAATAATTCTTTCCAGATGAATTGTTAAAAGTCCATTTTCTAGTTTAGCATCCTTTACTACAATATCGTCTGCAAGATCATACTTGCGATTAAACTTTCTGTACGAGATACCTTTGTGTAGAGTATTTATGTCTTCACCATCTGTTTCATTATCTTTAGTGGATTTGATAGACAATACACCATCTGCCACCTTTACTTCAATATCATCTTTACTAAATCCAGCAAGTGCAAGTTCGATTTTATAATCAAAATCTCCTTCTTGGACAATATTGTATGGGGGAAACCCTGTTTGTGATTGGGAATGATAATCGCTTAATCGGTTAAGATGACGTTCCCATCCTACAGTATTTGGTGCGAGTGTGTGAAAATTTGCTAGACTTAGCGTTTTGCTTGTAACCATAATAGTTCTCCTTAAAAAAGCAAGATTTATATACAACGACCCTTAATGGCATCGTTGTATTATATATAGGTATTCTCTACAGACATTTCAAGGGGTATATAGATTTTTTTCACCGAGCATTAGCAAATTTAAATGGCTGGTCGGCAAATGCGAAATAAACAAATAGATGGGCAGAATTAAAAGATGTAGATGAACGTCTATTTTTGAAACCATTACTTAAAATGTCTATATCACTATCTGTACCTTCAACAGCATTAGTATTTGCCATCAAATGGTCATTAACAATATTGGAAACACCACCTTCTCTAGTGTTATCAAATATAATCCAAGAACCAGTAGCACCTGTGTTTTTGATCATCAGCCAGGCGGGCCTGAATCCTGTGAAAACAAACATACCATTGGCATTGGCCCGGCCCTGATATACGCCGAACTTTGAGTAGCCTTCAACGCTGTGGAAACAGTAGGCAATATAATCTTTACCGCTAGCACCTTGATTTGAACCAGAGCCAACTTCAAACACAGTAGAAGTTGCCGCAGTTCTTGAAGAGTTGCCCTTTGCAGCAGTTGTAAATCTTAGATAATCAACACTACCATCAATTGCTGTTGTAATAAATTCCCAATCGGTGTCATCAGTTCTATTCTTGTGGAGAACTACTTCTGGCGCAGAGGATAAACCGTGAGCCACAGTTCCATCAGACCCAGTTCCAGTATAACTAACAATACTAAACCCAGCCTCTGTATTGACCTGACCAGAACTGTCAATCGTGCCAACGCTTGTTGCTGAAGCATCGTTGCTGAACGCTGTGCCAGCCAGCCAGTTCCAAGCTACAAATGTTTCGCCATTTTCGTTTACTGATGTGCCGTCCCCCATAGTAAAACCATCAGCATCTAAAGAGCTTACATTAGTTGTTCCACTGTAAACAGTGCTTTCTTCTGCGATGGCTAAGCTAGAATATAATCGTCTAGGGCCATCTGAATCTGAACGCAAAGCATCATAAAGGTTGTGGTGTTGGNNNGTTGACCTTCCTTTGATCCATAAAAGATCAGGGCTGAAACCCACGCCAGTAATACTCCGAGTTGACTCATTGCCAGTATACAAGACTGTATTGAAATGGTCATCAGCTTGAGTTGTTTCGCCGGGCCCTATAGTTAGTTCTGGAAAATTAGGACTTGCCATTGCAAGAAAACCAGCTGGTGGCGCATAAGCAAAATCACCTATGTCATTTTCATCAGCGTTACCACCAGCAGATATAGCGCCAGAAAACGTACTATCTTGACCAAAGTTAAAATGAGTGTTATCACCTTGAGCTTGATACCCACTAATAAATGGAGTTACATTTCTAGTTAGAGTCCAAGAAGCGTTCTCTCCAGTTCCATTGGCAGGATCACCTGAATCTGCCCATGTATTGTCTTCTGCAACCCAAAGTTTTCTAGCAGCTGCATCCAGCGCAAATCCCAAAATGTTACCATTACCATAAGATGGAATATTTTCTTTTGTTATTGTACCAAGGCCGGAACCGCTTGAAACCGCAGCACCATTTGGCCGCCATGCTATTGATAAGTAACTTCCCCATCCTGCTCCTCCGGCATAGCGATTTGTTAAAAGTTGATCAGTGATACCTATGTATGGATAAGTGCTAGCACCTTGTACACGGACTTCCCAATACCACTTGCCACTGTCAGGATAAAAGGTAGCACAACGACCACTAAGGTCAGAATTAAAAAAATTTGCACATTTTAAATTACCTTCAGTAGTAAGATCAGTACTTCCTTGAGTTAATGGATTTAGGGTAGTCCAATTTGAGGTCGGCGAGTCAGGCACAACATCAGAGGCAACAAG